CACAATGCGGTGAACAACCCGCAGGTTCTGCCAGCTCTGCAGCTCATCGACGAGGCGCAGCGCAATAATACGGTCGGTTCGCTTACTGCAGCTGACATATCGCGCTCGCTCGGTCAGGGTGGCGCTACGGTGGTGTCTGCGCCATCGGTGACGGTCAACACCGACAACTCAGAGCTGAATGCTACCCTCGGCGAAGCTCGCGATGTTATCGACCAACTATCGCTGGTGCTCGCGCAGGGCATACATGCCAAGTGTTACATCGATGGCGATGATGGCATTGCCAAGAACCTCGACCACTATAAAAAATTAAAATCGCATACATAACACAAAAGTATAATATGATACACTGCACTATCAACGGAGAGGTGGGCTACCCGTCCACCTCCGACAAAATAAAATTAACGTATAACAACCCGTATGTCCAGGATTCGGGCGAGTATTCCTATGATATCTCATTCCCGATGTCAATACATCAAAACGCGACTCTTTTCAAACACGTAAACCGCTTCGATGTAAAGAAGCGCATGTCGTCGTTCGATGATTGTAAGATATATGCAGATTACCGGCTTATCATATCAGGCAAGGGTACAGTCACTTCTATTAGCGATACAACCGTCAAACTTCAAATTGTTGGCGGCAAATCGCGTATCAAGTATAATTCTGCCTTCGAGAAACACTTCATTGACGATATAGACTATTTTGAGGGTGATGAGACTCTTCGTGGTCTCGATAGCCGATTTGAGAAAACCGTACACCTAAAAGACCGGCCAGATATGGTTTATATTAACTTAAAAGACAGCCCCACGGTTTCATGCTTCTCCGGCGTTTTTAATCCTGTTTGGGACGAAGCGAATAGCCGATTCGTCAATGACATCTACTATCATAGAAGTGTTTTGACTGGAGAATATTTTAATAATGGAAATCCTACAACGTATGTTGAAATGGTGCGCCTGGCTATACAGCCACGCCTGCAATATGTACTGGAGAAGGTTTTGGAGCATGAAGGCTATAGCGACCATACATTCAATTTCGATAGGTCGCATTTTAGCAGGATGTTTGTTGTCAATGCGCACCCGACATTTAAGATCAAAGAGGCCTTACCGCATTGGTCGGTTTATACCTTCTTGGAGGAACTTAGCAAACTGTTGAATGTTAGATTTCTGTTCAATGAGACAGACAAGTCTGTTAATGTCGTACCTGTAGACGAACTTTATTCCTCCGCAGCTGTTGCTTACGAATGCCTCGATGAGTACACTTGCGAGTTCGATGATGATGGCGCAAATCTGCTTGATGCCTCGAATATTGAATACAAGTTTGATGATACCACAAGTCGCTCTTGGCGCGATAGCATACCACTTAACGTGCTGCATATATACGCAACGAAGTATTATAAAAATCGTGACGAAATGGGGGCGGCGTTAAAGCTCATGCCATTAAAAGAACAACGACAAACGATTTTTGCCGCACAAACCGATGGTTACTTCGTTTATGCAAAATGGCCCAACAAATGGAATTCTGACAAACTAACAGAGTCGCTCGTACCATGCGGCTTTTTCAGCCCGATAGTACGCGATGCAGATTCTACAGACTCCATTGAGATTAAAATAGCACCGGCAAGCATTAGCCGAAGGAAACGGTCGCACAAAACAGATGTCGTAGATGGTAATCATTATGTGGTATGCCCGTCGGCAACCGATGACTATACAGGGCCGTCTGGCTCGTATGAAGACGAAGGTGGAGATCCTTATTCTTCAGTACAAGAAGCCATTGAAGGCGATGCGAACGAAGATACGCAAGAAGAGAACAGCGTAGAGTCAGATAAAACCATGAGTGTCTTTTTTACGAGTTCAGAGAAATTCTTTATGATGGAAGGCAAAGGCGGGTGGTACGAGGACATCAAGGTGCCGGGTGGTCTTATGCCCGTCGATATGAATTTGTATTGCCATTTCCCCGTTTCATTTGTCGATCATCGTGCATATCCAGACTGGACTGGGACGAAGGAGACGGCATCGATGGATCTGCATCAGCTTCACCATTTGCAGTATTCGTCGCCAGACGACTTGAGAAAAGATGCCTCTCACCCAAATATAGACACGCATAACCTGCGCTGCATCAAGTTTCTGACAGACGATATTCCCGATCCTTCGAAAATATACATCTTTCACAATCGACGTTTCGTCTGTCAGAAAATAGAAGTGGAGATCGTTGATGGTTGCGTCAGCCAAATAAAGACCGGCTACTTCTACGAGATACTATAAGTCGCCAACAAAGTGCTTTGTACTCTCGTGCGCCACCTTCGGACTCTTCAGATACCTATTGGTAACAGATATGTCCGAGTGTCGCGCTTGGTCGCGAGCTACGACAATGCCTTCGGCGTTGGCGAGGTCGCGAATTCCGGAGTCCTTCAGGCTATAGAACTGGTACGAGCTTGGGAAGCCAAGAGCCTTCCTCACTCGTACCCATTCTTGCCTAAAGCGGTTGACGGCTATCTGTTCGTGGCTCGGCTGAAGGTTCTTGCCGAATAGATATTCTTGTGACGGGTGGTTGAATATCCCCTGGTCGATCATTACCTTCAGTAATGTGTCGTTGAGTGCTACCGCCTGCTCTTTGCCGTTCTTCGCTACCTCTGCAGGTATAGTTATGCACTGCTCCTTTATTGATATGTCGCCTATCTTGATGTGACGCAGTTCTTCCGGTCTGATAAAGGTGTAATACTCCATCAGGCAAGCGAGGTAGAACGCCGGACGCTTCTCTTTTGTGTACTCCTTCAATCTCCGCAGATCCTCGGGCTTGATGCTGTCGCGGAACTTCTCGGTCTCCTTCATCATCTTGATACTCTCAACGAAGTTCTCAGTGATGTACTGCCTATCCACAAGCCACGTGGCGAAGGTTGACAGCCATGTGCGATAGTTGTTGCGAGTCGTGGCAGACCGCTCCTTGTCGAACACAATGTAGTCAAGAAAATCAATGACAAGGAGTCGGTCAAACTGGTGTACGTACTTTATACAGGTCTTTGCTTCGTCGATGTATGAGAGCAATACCGCCAAACGGCTGCGATAATCAGTAGCCGTCTTCGACTTTATCATACTCTTCTTCTCAGCCACCTTCAGATAATCGGTGTAGCGCTTCACCACGGCTTCCCATGTTGTGTAGCTACGTGCCTTATCATTATTGACAAATGGGTTCCAGCCGGCTGTGAGCTGCTGTGTGAGGTTGGTGATGAGCACGGTGGCGATGTGCTTACGCTCCTTTAGCTTGTAGCCATCGAGCATATATTTCTTGCGACGGAGCCCGTCAATAATGGGGTCATAAGCATAAAAGTCTACATACCAGTGTTTGCCAGTATGTAACCGCGGAAGAGTATATCCTACTATATCTCTTACAGATAAAAGTTTTTTCGCAGAAGTGTACATTTTTTTACATTGTTCGCCAGATGGCAACCAATGCTATTAAACAATCGGATCAAATAATATTGTTGTGTTTTTAACAATCCAATATTATTGTTTATCTTTGCGTCATGAATAGAACTCAGCCCATAGATTACAAGTCCGTATTGTCCTTGTTTCTTCCCGCAGGACTCCTTGACTATTTCGACATAACAGAAGCTTCCAACATGGGAGATTATTTTATGTTGGTCTTAGTTGAGAAAGATATTGTGCCTGAAAACTTACAAGACCTTCCTTTAATTTCCAATGGTTTCCACAAGCCAATAACAGTTACAGACTTTCCCGTCCGTGACCATACCATGTATTTCAGAATAAAGCGACGCAGATGGCTTGACAAGTCTACCGGCAAGAGCTACAGTCGCGATTGGAATCTTGTTGCATCTGGAACCAGAATTACCGCTGAGTTCGGAGCTTTTTTAAAAGAATTACCTTGATACCCATGCAGTGAGCATCAAGAGCGTTGCAGAGTTTACGCATTTGAAGGCAAATGTCCTAAATGACTACTACAAGAACCATCTGAGCGAATTTCACTCCTGGAATCAGAAAAAACATTCAGAGGAGTTTACGCTTTATGCCTGCAATCTCGGCGAACATCTTGCCATAGACGAGTCTTCACTGAGCAATGGAGAATTGTACACAATTGTGACCAATAAGGACGGGCACGGTAGGAAGGGTACGCTGGTTGCAATGGTAAAGGGTGTGAAATCAGACTTTATAATCAAGAAGTTACAGCGTCTTCCTGCCGGCAAACGTGCAATGGTCAAGTCTGTTACTATGGACATGTCAAACTCTATGTATAAGATAGTACGTAAGTGTTTTCCCAATGCAGAGCAGATCGTAGACCGATTCCATGTGCAGAAACTTATGTATGATGCTCTTCAGGACTTACGTATAAAGCACCGTTGGGAAGTGATTGCGGAGGATAATCGCATGCGTGCTTTGTACAAGGAGAAAGGACTTGAATACAAGCCTGAAATATTAAGCTGTGGAGACACTCTTAAGCAGCTTATGGTAAGATGCAGCAGGTTGCTTGTAAGAAAGCCGAATGACTGGACCGAATCACAAGCAGAAAGAGCCAAGGTTCTATTCAGTAGATTTCCGGACATGAAAGAGTTTTATTATCTTGCTTTAAGATTGGGTAAGATATATTCGGATTACGATAACAAGGACGTGGCACGACCCAAACTCGCATTATGGTTTAATCAGGTTGAGCAATGGAACTGTGAAGAGTTTAATACAGTCATCAAAACGTTTCAAAACCATTATGACAGAATACTGAATTTCTTCAATGACAAAAGAACTAACGCCAGTGCAGAATCGTTTAACTGCAAGCTAAAAACATTCAGGGCTGAATTCAGAGGAGTGAATGATCTGAAGTTCTATCTTTATAGGGTAAAACAGTTGTTTGCATAAGAAATACAGATTGTTAAAAACACAACAATATTATATGAGCCGCAATAAGGCTAAAACTCTCATAATTATGCAAACATCTGCATCTATCCAGCGCACCGCTCATTTGCGCCCGTTTAGCATCAGCACCGCCTCCGTTAAGGCGTGGCTCAACGGAAAGAGCAAGTTTTACACCGCCATCTGCGAGTTCGAGGTGACACGCCGCGAGGTTCTGCGCGTCCACGCTGCGCTTCTGTCTCTCGGCGCAGGCGCCGTCAGCGCAGAGAGCAGCATCCTCGCTGCCCTCTGCTGTGTAGTCCTCTCGGGCTACAACGTCTACAAGTTAAACCAGGAAGAGAAAGGAGGCGAAGCATGACACGTTTCAAGACTATGCACGGTCTGCACAAGATGCACCGCGAGACCTCAAAAAAGCTGCGCTACGCTATCGGCATGAGAGTGGAAGTTACGCTGAAGGAAGTGAAGCTCATACCGCACTTCAGCTACCGCTGTCGTGCGAGACTTTGCACATACAGAAAGAAGTTGGCAGAAATCGAATGTGCTTGCAAGGCTATTGATGCACTTGTCGAAAGAGTAGAGAAAGGAGGCAAAGCATGATAACAATAGATTGTACTCCCGTACGAGTATTGCTCGATAAGGAGAACTTAGCGAACAAGATAGATCTGCTCCGCGACACCATCGACCGCCTGCTCGAGGAGACGGCGGAGATTAGCGACACGGTAGAGCTTGTCGATACCGCCGACCTCATGCGCAACCTTAACGAGCTGCGCCGACAGCTAAACGAAGTTTTAAAAGCACAATAAGCAGAAAGGAGAATATTATGGAGACAACAAACAGAACAGATAGAGACGAGAACGAAGTACGCCGCGCTGAAGCTATCATTACCGTTATGGATGCTTACCTTGCTTCGCGATCACCGGAGCCTGGCAAATCTCAGCTTGGCGAGGAGTACACGGCGGAGTATAAGACAACGGAGGAGATAGCCGACGAGCTGCACAGCATCATGCCAATACACCAAATGGATATAGTGCTATACCTGCAGGGCGAAGGCTACGAACTAAAGACCGCTGGGGACGGTACGCTGCGGTGGGAGCTCTGGCGCGATATGCACTACATGCTATAAGAGCCATAAGATGCAATCAAGAATCATACGATGGCATTAAATATTATGAACAAAGAGGATTGTTTTAGAATATTCCACGTAGAGGATATAATGGATCTTCCGCAATCAGTAATGAATATTGTAATGGGCGACAGAGAGCAACGCGATGCTATTTATAAAGAGTTGCTCTCGGTCAACCATCACGACATGAGCTTCGACTGGTTCCGTCAACTATATGAGGAGGAGTTCGCCCAACGCAAGAAGCAAAAGCAGGACTTCACACCAATGGAAGTGTCAGAGCTTGTAGGAAAGATTGCCGTGCCAACGACTGGTACCATACACGAACCAACGGCAGGTACTGGCGGTCTTATAATAAGTGCGTGGTGGGAACAATGCCGGCGTGTAATACCATGGGAGTATTTCCCGTCGAAACACATGATAACGGTATGGGAGCTATCCGACCGTGCTATTCCTCTGCTATTGTTGAACCTCAGTATACGTGGCATAATGGGGTATGTATACCATGGGGATGTTCTTGAGTGTGCTGTCAAGGCCCGATATATATTGCTTAACGAGAGCGATGACGCCCTTGGTTTTAGCGATGTTATAAAGGTTGGACCTGGTGACCGTATTGTAGGGTAAATAAAAGAAAGGAGGTTTGTAGACAATGACATTTTTTGAAGCTTATGAGAAATGGTTCGATGAACATAAAAATGAGGTGAAGCAGACGACGGCTTACGCTTATTACAGCATGGGCAAGGCCTTCTCTCGTATTATCGACCGTGATGCGGATATATGCACTCTTAATGAGACCACGATGAAAGCCTGTTTTGCGAAGTTTCGTGACGCAGGGGCCAGCAATCACTATTTATCAGACTTGCTCCGCATGTTCAGAATGGTTATGCGATTTGCCGGCAGCTCTTTAGGTGTGACCGGCCTGCCTTCTCTTGAGTGGAATATGAAGGATGTAACCACCGGGCGTATCAAGGGGACAGCAAGGCAACGTGTGAAAAGATTTACAATCGCCGAATACGACCGCATGATAAAAGTATTTGAAGATAATCCGACTCCCGGCAGACTTGCCATCGTAATAACCATGTTTACCGGTATTCGAATTGGCGAGGCGTGTGGCTTGAAATTTTCCGACATTGATTTCGATGAGGGCGTGATACACATTCAGCGTACGCGTGTGCGTACATCCAAGTCGTTCCAGAAGATACTCCGACCTGGAGAGGATTGCGCTACGCCAATCTGTACTCAATCTCCCAAAAGCGCTTCCTCCGACCGATATATTCCGATGATACCAAAACTCCGCAAAATATTGCAATCATACGCAAAAGTATTTCCTGGAGATTATTTTATCTCTTCGCTATCGACTAAACCAACGGATACACGTGTACTGCGATCCTGGTACGAACAGATGCTCAAGGCAGCAAATGTCCCTTATCTGAATTATCATTCGGGGAGACACACATTTGCAACTCAAATGATAGAAAAAGGCATTGATGTCAAGACAGTGTCTTCTATACTCGGCCACGCAAGCGTAGAGATAACGATGGATACTTACTGCCATCCATCTGACGATACAAAACGTGCGAGTATACAGAAGGCTTTCAGAGGATTGCTTAAGTAGTTGTGTATTGTATGGCAAATGATAAATAGAGCCATAAGATAAAAAACATTTTTTTACATTTTTCGCTTGCGGCGCATTCTATGTGAATAGGGTGCGCCGCCTTTTTGTATTCTTACGTGCGAGCGGTTTGTGGTATCTTTGCTATCGGAATACAAAAAACAAGTAATATGATCACTCTTCTTCAGTCGCTACCCGCAACATGTTTCTCGTCGTGCATCCCCGACGTGATATATTCGTTCACCCCCTCCAGTGATGACATCGACGACACCAGCCGAATAGGCACCACCGTCACCATAACCATCGACGGCAAGGAGATATTCTCAGAACGTTTCTTCCCAGTCGACGGCAAGATAACACTCGCAGAGCTCGACCGCCTGCTCACTCCGTATGCTCGTCAGAACTTGAGCATCAACCTCACCATCAAGATCGAAGAAGATGACTACGCTTGGGAGGGTGATGGCGGTACTGCCACCATCTCGTCGAAGATCATATACTGCGAGGCAGATATCAACACTCCTGCTACCGACTTCATCAACACGCATTTTCTCACGATGTTAGATGGCGAGAAGCGCACAGCTCTGAACCGTTTGGAGTATCTGCACTACATCGGTACAGACAAGGCTTCCGTCATTGCCGAGTACGACGATGGCACTACAAAGGAGTTCTCGCTCTCACCCGTTGGTGGCAATAGTCGCTATACTACGATTGATGTTACTCCGAGCAAGTTCGTTAGCGATACTGATAGTTGTTTATTAGGTTTTTGGGTCCAGGCTGGGCAGCGCAAGTTCCGGTTCTCTATCGATTTAGACGAACCTGACTGCGCTCCCATCCTGGTTTTCGAGAACTCTTTCGGTTGCGACGAGCTGCTCTACTGCACGGGTACACATACCGTGGCACCTACCTATAAGCGTAGCCAGGGCTACATCGGCAAGTTTAACCGCAACTACGAGATAGCCGAGACACGCACCTTCAAGGCTGACACGGGCTTTCTCACGTTCGCAATGGCGAATTGGGCTGACGAGCTCTTCCGATCTAAGAGCATACATGTGGTGAACTTCAAAGCCGGACACCCTAATGTAGGCAAAGAGGTTCTTGTCACCGACTCAAAGTCGGAGTACAACAACAACGACGAGTCGATGCCACGCTTCACCTTCAGCTACCAGTATGCTCAGCGCAACCACAACGTGTTCGACACGCTGCGCTCCGGACGCATCTTTGACAACACCTTCGACAATACCTTTGAATGATGGGCGCTATACACTTTGCTGGCATGCTGCGCCTGCTCGATCAGGCTTATCAGCACCGCTCACTCGTCGACATCCATGCGTGGGAGGGTGGCACCGGCGAGTTGCTGCACTACAAGGGCTGGCTTGTGCACCACGTCAACTGGCGAGGTGGCTATGTGCGCCTGCGCAACCCTCGCAACCGTGCCATACGTGCATTGCCACAGATTTTTATTATACAAATCAATAACAAACGTGTTTACTTATGACCAATAGCAACACTCTTCTGCCAACATCGGCGCAGCCTGATGCCGAAGGCTTCCGCCGATATCGCATAGCTCCGTCGGGCATAGGCTCGGCGGGGCAGAGCAACTCCGTGACTTCCGAGTATGGCTCCGACTCGAACACCATCTTCGACGATGACCGATTGCCTGGCAGTAATCTCGTGCGCCCAATCACCGTCGGCGGCAAGCAGTATAAGTACGTGCAGTGGGGCTACGACGACCAGCTGCCTTACCGTCTGCGCCGCGAGATAATGTCCAACATGATTACGGCGCAGTGCCAGCAGTTCAATATCGTGTCATGCTATGGTCAGGGCGTGCGCTTCGTCGATCGCAAGACAAAGCAAGATGTCTCCGATCCTGACATACTGCAGTTTTGCCTACGCAACTCACTCCAGGAGGTATTCCTTGAGCAGGCTACGGATATGAAGTTCTACTCGTTCTCGGTGACGGTGGTCATCCTCTCGCGCGACGGCGAGCGTATCGTGACGGTGCGCAACAAGGATGCCTCCTACTGTCGCTTCGAAGCTGCATCGAGCACCCATAGTGGCAAGCCGGAGCACGTGTTCTATGGCGACTGGCGCTTGGGCTTCCTCGACGAGTCGAAGATAGAGGCAATCCCTTTACTCGACTACTGGGACCCATTAGGAGACCTCCTGGTGCGCATGGGTGCTGAACCCGACCCGCAGACGGGTCTGCGACGCAAGCCTACAAAAGACCGCAAATTCGCCATCGTGAGCCGTATGGCAACGCCGGGCACGCAGACATACCCCGTGCCTTACTACTCGTCGATATTCCGCGACACGTGGTTCGACATCTATCGTCTGATAGGCATCGGCAAACGCTACATGATAAAGAACACGTCGGCTCCAAGGGTGCAGATTGAGGTGCACGACGACTACTGGGATAACGTGTGCGACAACGAGATGATCTCTGACGAGCAGAAGCGCCGAGAGCGCAAGGAGCAGGAGAAGCAGAACATCATCGACTTCGTGACTGGCATCGAGAACGCCGGCAAGGCGATGATCAGCGGCTACTACGTAGACCCCAACGGCAAGGAGAACCGCATGGTGCGCATCGTACCGCTCAACGATGCCTCGAAGAAGGAGGGTGGCAACTGGAGCGACGACATGTCTGAGGCTTCTAACGCTCTGTGCTTCGCCTTCGGCATTCACCCGAACCTGGTGGGTGCTACGCCCGGCAAGAGCCAGATGAACAACTCGGGCTCCGACAAGCGCGAACTCTTTACGCTGAAGCAGGCTATCGAGAAGCCTTGCCACGACGTGATGTGCAAGCCGTATCACGTGATACTCCACTACAACAAGTGGCATGAAAAAGCCACTGTTGATGTGCCGATGATCATGCTCACAACGCTCGACAAGAAGCGAGATGCAAAGAAGGTGAGCGCTAGCAATGAGACTATAGAGTAATTATTAACATTCGCCTCGTAGCTTACACAAAGCTTAACGAGGCTCATAAGGCATAGTATGATAGCAATATTAAAAGAAGATTTTGAACGCTCACTGCCAGTGGGCGCATCAGCACACGACGAGGTATTCGAGGCAGTGTACCCTGCCATAGAAGCAGCACTCAACAATTACTACGACATGCTGCTCGGCGAGGCTGGTGCTCAGCGAGTTGAGTCAACCGACGAGAGCGAACCGTTAAAGTACTACTTTAAGATGTTGGTGTGCGTAGATGCGTTCCTCTCGGTGTTCAGACAGCTCGACCTCGTGCTCACTTCTACAGGCTTCGGCATAGTGTCGAACGACACTATATCGCCGGCTTCGAAGCAGCGTGTTGATGCTCTTGAGGGTCAGCTGCGCACTGCGCTGTGCCGTGCGCGTGCTATGGTGGTACAGCAGCTGCGCTCTGAGGAGTGGGGCGTGACAGAACAGGCGCAGAACTTCGTGCGCCACATATACACGGAGCACTACTTCTTCTTTGCACAAGGCATCCAAAGCCGGTCGTACAAGGACTGGGAGGCTATGCAAGTGGCTATCAGCGAAGCTGAGGAGCAGCTGCGCGTGCGCTTCGCCGACGAGCAGATAGACGATGTACTGAAGGCTTATCGCTGCAAGGACAAAAAGAATATGATAGAGTACGGAGGGTTCGTTCAGCTGGCGCGCGACTTTGTCGACCTCTGGGCTGCCGACGGTGACGGAGCGCTGCACTCCGCTCTCTTCCGACGCATGGAGCGCCTCGTTGAGGGCAATCCGGAGACATTCTGCATTTACCCCACTACTACGGCGTACAGCTCTGCACACATGCTGACGTTCAGCAACAAAAAAGAATCTTCTGCATTTCTCTTCAATGGATAAAAAAATAGAACTCACATGCCCCAAGTCGTGGAGCGAGCTGACACAAGAGCAGCTGCGCTACACCTTCTTTCTGCTTTCCACCTTCGCCGACAAGGTGATGGTGAAGACATATATGTTCGTGCGCTTCACTGGTATCAACGTCATCAAGAAGAACCGCTTCGGATGGCAGTGTGTCTACCAGCCCGAGGGTGAGAAGCGCAAACGAGTGTTCTATCTGCAGCTATGGCAGATACGCTCGTTCCTGGAGCAGCTCGCTTGGGTGGACAGCATAGAGCAAATGGATAATAGGTTGGATGTTGTCCAGGGGCTCGAAGCTGTCCATCCATTGCTGCAGGAGGACACCGAGCACCATCGCATCATAACCTTCGAGGAGTACCTCTGCATGGAGAAGTACTACCAACGCTTTCACTCTACGGGCAATGATGACGCTATCGATGTGCTCGCCTCTTTCCTCTATCGCAATCCCGACTTCTCGCGACCAGCAGAGCTGACACTGACACCTGCGGAGCGCCTTGCCACGCTTGCATGGTTTGCGCACGTGAAAGTCATCATGTCGCACGCCTTCCCACACTTCTTCCGCAGAACGGAGAGCGACGACGACATATCCGAGCTGTCGATGCTGCAGTCGTTCAATGTGCAGCTGCGTGCTCTCACCGACGGCGACGTGACAAAGGAGACACTTGTGAAGCAGACAGACTGCTGGCGAGCTCTTACTGAGCTCGAAGCCAAAGCGCGTGAGGCTGAAGAGTTCAAGCGCAAATATCCTAAGCTAACAAGTTAATACACGTGATATATGAAAGACTTATTTCCGGCTCTCGACTACTTCACTCAACTCGCGAAGAGCAACCGCCTCGCCACCGAGCATGACTTCCACCCATGTCTTTGCTCTGGTCCCGACTCGATACAAGGTGTTATGGACTCGTTCCGCAAGTACAAGAACTTCATCATGGTCGACGACACCACATCGCAGCAGACCTTCAGCAACGGCGTGGGATATTTCCGACGCGATGTGTACACCGTCTTCATCGTAGCTCACTACCGCTACGACGACATGGCGGAGCGCGAGCAGAAGTTGAACCTCTGCCGCCAGTTGTTCCGACAGTTTCATTCCCGACTGCTGCACGATCGCGACGGACTCGGCGACGAGCGTCTGACATACCTGCAGCTGAACAACATCTACTCTACTGAGCTCGGTCGCTACGCCATGAATGGCGTGACGGGACTCTACTTCATGGTACAGAACGAACAACCTATAGACATTAGCTATGAGCAGTCAGAATGGACTTAAACCGAACATGACCGATGCCGAGCACCAGAAGTGGCTTGAGGGTTGGAGCGAGTTTATGGTTAAGATGTGGCGTGAGCGTATGATGCAGTTCGCGCCACCAGTTTACGATACCGGTGCTTTGTCGCGCTCCGTGCAGGGTGTCATACATCCTGGCCCGGTGACATCGATAGAGCACCGTTTTTTGGAGTATGGCATCTACGTGGCACGTGGTGTCGGCAACGGCTACCGCCACAACAACGGTGGCGACCTGACATTCCTGAAGGACTGGAAGACAAACCCACGCCACCGGCAGAAACGCGACTGGTTCTCAAAGAAGTACATGTATTCGCTACACCGTCTCAACGAGTTCGAGGCTGCTTACTACGGCACTACATACAATGGTCTCGTGTCATCATTCCTACGTCAGCTCTTCACTGGTGGGTCAAGCACAATCGACCGCGCGGTAGCGCAGCTGTAGTGCTTTTCTCGTTTTTTTATTCTCGCCGCCATCGCCTTATCTTTGTATCATAAAAATAATATCAGAGTAATATGTCAACAAATAACGATAGCCTACGCAAAGACTTGGAGCAGATACGCGACGAGCGTGCTACTCATGCTAACACCGCACAACGCATCGGCAATGCGCTGCTGGGGCTGTTGCAGGTTATTGAGCAGAAGCTGGACCTAAGCCGTTTTCTGCGACGCGACATTGACGACAAGGCAGAGGGGCATATACGCTTCTTGCGCGGACTATCTGTAGGTTCTGGTACACACGGCATGGCTCAAGATGGCTCAGCAGTACTGAGCAAACTCAGATCAATGCTTTACAGCACCGAATCACAGTCGGGCTTCGGCTTGGTAGACCGTGGCGACGGCAAGTATCGCCTTGACATCACTGACCTTATGGTGTGGGGTAAAGCCATTTTCAACGAGCTGGAGGTGCGCAAGCTGTCATACGTTGGTGGCAATATCTACCTCAGTGGTGCTGGTAGCAAGATTGTGGCTGTGCAAGCTATCTATGACCTTCAACGCAACCTCACCGGGTGGAAGTGTTTCTTGCTTGCAGACGACGGCACAACGGCTACTCAGAACTATTGGAAGATTGGCGACCAAGCACGCTGCCAGACTTTCGACATTAAGCCTGGTGTGTACGAGGGCAAACAGAACCACCTCTACTGGCGCATTGTAACAGAGGTGAGCACCGAGGCTGAAGTGGTGACTAATGGTATGGGTGATGTGCTCTATGATGGCAAGTTGTTTAATTGGATCGTGCTCGCCAAAGGTAACTGCGCGGAGGGTAGCGATGAGCCAACTGCAGGAGATACCATTGTGCTTGACGGCTGCCAAGACCCTGCAAAGATGGATCGTCAAGGGGTGCTTATGTTAGAGACTACTGGACCTGACACGCCACGCATCGTTGCTTACAAGGGTGTCAATAGCTACACGCATGATGGCAGAGAGGTGTTCTGTCTGTCTCCGAATGGCTCGCGCATAACATCTACGTCGTTCGAGTGGGTCTCGTCATCTGGCCAGACTATACACATGGTGAACTACCGCGGCGAATGGCAGCGTGGCACTACTTACGACTATTACGACCAGGTGAACCACAACAACGCTGTGTGGCTCTGCACTAACGAGAGCGGTACTACAGCTGAGCCGGTAAACGGCTCGGCGGACTGGCTGAAGCAAATCGAAGGTGAAAAAGGCGAGAAGGGCGATCCTGGCGAGGATGGCTTGGCGTATCAAATAGTGATAACGAGTAGTTCGGGCACGGTGATGATTAACGGCACCGGGCAGTTGACTCTCGAAGCTAAACTGTTACGCAACGGCGAGGACATAAGCGACACCATAAGCAATGGCGCGTGGTCGTGGCGAAGACAATCGGCAGATACGGCAGATGACGCAACGTGGAATACTCTGCATGAGGGTATCGGTAGAGTCTGCGTTGTGAGTAGTGATGATGTCGTAAGGCAGGCGCAGTTTGAATGTGAGGTTTTAATTTAGATTTCATTTTTAACGATTTATATAGATATCATTAATTTAAACAAACAAGAAATTATGGCAAAAGTATTAGCGAATGGTCAAATCACAATCGTTGACCTTAACGACGGCAAAGCTGTTCAGTGTTTCACGCAAGCTTCGCAGGGTCAGACTCAGATCTTCACGCCCGATACTGGTGTGTACACTCCAAACTACTCGACAAGTGCACCTAACGTCATCACAGCTCGTGTGTATGTGACGGGTAGCTCGACCGACCAAGCTCCGACAGCAGCTTGTACCAATTGGAAGTGGACTGTAGACGGCGCAGCAGCGACACCAGTGCAGGGCAAGTCGTATCAGCTCAACATCGTCAGCAACATTGCGAAGAATGGCAGCGTGAAGAATATCGAGTGGGCATGTACATATACCGACCCCGAGACCAAAGCTACCACGGAGTGCAGAGGTTATCTGACTATCAGCTTGGCAAAGTCGGGTGGTGCTTTACAGACGGTGCAGATAGAGACTCCTGACGGCAACACCTTCGACTCTACAAATAGTTCCAAGCCATTGCGTGCTGTGGCTAAATTCTTCCGAGGCAGCGTGCAAGACACTACAATGACAAGCATGACGTGGGAGGTGCTCAATATTAGTGCTGGCACCTGGAGTGCAGTAGCTGCTGGCAACGTCACCACATCGGGTGGTGTGAGCACGCTGAATGTGAATGCCGACGATGTGCTGAACTTCCAGACATTCCGCTGCACGGTGAAGGATGGTGCTGATACAGCTAACGCCATCATCACTTTCTTCGATGCCAGCGACCCTTATGTCGTAGAGGTTTACTCACTCACTGGCGACAAAATCGTCAATGGTGCTCAGTCTACAGAGCTGTTCGCACGCCTATGGAAAGATGGTCAGGTGGTCGAAGACGGCACAGCTGTTAAGGCTGACAGCACTCACGCCTGCAAATATCAGTATAAGTGGACTAAGTACAACTCGAACGGCGTAGCAACGAACTGGAGCGGCACATCAAGTCCAGTGAATGCTTCTACAAAGCCGTATGTCACGGTGGCGAACGCTGATGTGGCAGTGAGAGGTACATTTACTTGTGAGGTGTCTAAATAGGGCACCTCACCCTATTTTCTAAAAACAAAAAGATATGGCAACAATACTTGCACGTGGCTGGATAACCATTGTGGCTGTGAAAGATGGCGACAAGGGCGATAAAGGTGATAAGGGTGACAAAGGTGACAAAGGTGATAAGGGAACTGCTGGCACTGATGCTTACACTGTTGAGCTGCAAGGTGCACCTATCACCATCTCTACTTCTGATGACGGAGTACCATCCGGCACAACATCGGGCGGCATCAACACCTATGGTTATGCTACAGTAGTGTGCCGCAAGGGTGGTGCCGTCGTGAGCGCAAGTTCTATTACTATCAAAACGCCTGTTAACTGCACGGCAAGTGTGTCGGGCACATCGGTTCGTATCAACTCCATACGCACATACAGCACCGGTAGCAATACTATGTACTACACCGATGGCTATGTCGATGTGTCGGTGGTGGTGGGTGGCAAGACGTTCGTCGTGCGTCTGACGTGGCACTTAGACTACACCAAGTATTTCGGTGGACTAAAGGCAGATGCGAAGAAGATGCAGTCAAACTACACAGAACTGACGAATAAGGTAGACGGTATGCCACTGCAAACAAGCTCTGCACTACAACAATACTCTTCCGAGATCCTGCAGTCGGCACGCGAGATATCTCTGAAGGTGGGCCACACTCTTGCTGAGCGACGCAATCTGCTCGTTGGCTCGTTGTTCCGCAAGCAAGGCGAGGGCTGCGATCTTCTGAGGTCTAAGATATACTGCACGTCGGCGCATGATGGTGCTAATGTGATATTCGCGCCCGATGCCAAGGTAGGCGGTGCACGATGGGGTGAAGCATTGAACTCTCGCAACATACACGTCACTAAGGGCAAGACGTACACGCTGACTTTCTGGGCACGCACGAAGTCTGCCAAAGTAGAAATTACGGGAGAGGTGGTGTGGCACAGCTCGGCAACCAATACGTCGCGACCAAGTGGATATACCGGTCCGAAGGGTAGTGCGAATTTAGGAGGAGCAACGATAACGCCAAGCAACGGATGGTATCTCTACCAGAAAACCTTTACAGTGGCAGCGAACGCCCCGTATGAGTGGATTTCCGTGGCGTGTGTAAAAACCGATAGCTCTACTGCGAGTCAGCAGGTGTACATCGCCCACCCTATCCTCATAGAGGGTACGGCGGAGGACTTTGTAGGTTGGAGTGCTTCGCCCAATGATTACAACTACATCGGAGGCAACCTGCTCGACAACACGCGCACGTTCGCCAAAACCGGCAATCTGATGCGCTTGGATGCCTCAGTGGTCACTAACGAGTCGTACAACAATGGATGCTCGGTAATATATGCCAACGCTGCTTCCAAATACATTGAGATGGCGCAGTGGAGTGTTAGCTCTATCATCAAGAAAGGTGAGGACTATATGTTCTCGTTTATGGCAAAAGGTAGTGGCAGCATCGACGCATTCATGTGGAGTGGATCTAATCTAAGCATATTCGCCGAGGATAGCGAGCGCGATACAACAACGAGCAACGCCGACGGCGGACGTCGCTTCTATCTCACAAGCGAGTGGAAGCGCTTTTGGGTACACTGGCGTTCGGATGGCACTGGCATACCTAACTATGTCCTCATCCGTTGTATACAAGGCGGAAAGGCGTGGGTGACAATGCCGAAGTTAGAGGTGGGTGCAACTCCTACCGACTGGATAGATTCGGCAAACGGCTATGTAGAGGACAATGGCATTGTCGCAAAGCTGCTGCGCACTGGCTTAGACATCGAGAACGGCAAGATAACGGTAACGGCGGACAATTTTGAGGTGCGCAACAACAGCGGCGAGGTGACGGCGAGCGTGAACGAGAATGGACAGCTGGATGTCAATGAAGGTCTGTTTAAGGGATTTGTGTGTAAGAAGCTAACAAGAATAACATCGGCAAACTTACATAAATACATCTTAAATCAATATGTCGGTGATGGACGTATAAGCTTTGACTTTACAAAAACGGGTAGTTTTATAGAAATTGTTGATGGTAGTTCTTTCGGTGCAACGCCAGTAATCGTGTTACCGTTTTATTCATCAGACAAGAAACATACGTTCGCAGCCCTAAGTGCAAAAGACGTTAGAGACGTGCTGACATACTACGGTCAGGATATCATCATTATCAACAAAAGCGGAAAGGCTTTCGATATGATAGGTGGCTATTTGCAAGATAACACCTCCGGTTCACCGCAGAACGTTATATACAACAATATGGCTGTCATATTAACATGTGGCTGCAGCGGCACCATCTCGAAAGTAGAAGCACAGTGGGTAGGCAGAAAGCTATTGGGCTTCAATGGAGTATATGATGTATTGGCAGGTGGCAAGGCAGCCGACGAGGCTACTGACGGAGAAACAACAACGCTGAGTTCTGAGGACGAGCCAACATAAGTTAACGACTTAAAAACATAAATCATGGAAGTAAAAGTAAAGAGAATAGCACGACGTGACACCTACACTATAGGTAAGATGTACGTCGACGGCGCATACGTCTGCGACACGCTCGAAGACAAGGACAGAGGGCTGACCTCGATGATGAGTGTGGCGCAGATATGCGGAGTTAAAATCAAGGGCGAAACCGCCATCCCGACGGGCAGATACCTCGTCGACATGAAGACGGTATCGCCGAGGTTCGGAGGTCGGGCGCAGTATCTGTTCTGCAAGGGCCGACTACCAAGGTTGTGCAATACACCTGGCTACCAAGGTGTGCTGATACACATCGGCAACACGGCGAAGGACACGGATGGCTGCATCCTTGTCGGAGAAAACAAGGCGGTCGGACAGGTACTGAACTCAACGGCAACGTTCCGCAAGGTATACACCATGCTGAAGGCTGCGGACGAGAGAGGCGAGCAGATTTGGATAACAATAGAGTAAGGAGGTGCAGATGGATATGGTTTTACAGATACTTTCGCTGCTTGTTAGCGGTGGCATCGTGGGGCAGCTGCTCTACTATAACTCGCGGAAGCGCAAAGAGGCAGCTGCAGCACAAAAGGAGGAGGACGCTAACGCCCTCGCTTACGCCCAGGAGTGGCGCAACCTCTACACCCACGAACACGAGGAGCACATGGAGGAGCGCACAAGACTCAACAACAAAATCGACTCGCTCTACGACGACATTGGCAAGCAGCGTGATCTCATCCGAGAGCTGCGTGCGGAGAAGCACGACTTGCTCCTTCGCATGCACGAGCTGCAGTGGAACGAGTGTACCGTGAACGGATGTATGAAGCGCAAACCGCCAAGAGACTACGGCAAGGCGGAGACCGACTAATAACCCTTTTATAACATTATGAATACATTAGATAAATTGTTAGAAATATTGTGCGGTGCGCTGTTAGGTTTATTATCCGGCGCATTAGGTTTGTTAGCCTGCGTATTGCTGACACTATTTTGCGGTTGCTCTACACCGCAGCCTGTGGTTGTAGAGCGAGTGGTCGTTAAGACTGATACACTCTATAAGGCGAGGACGAGTGCCGACACCTTTCGGCTGCACGACTCGGTGTATGTGGAGCACTACACTCGTGGTGATACAATGTATAGCCAGAAGAGCGTGTGGCGATGGCGTGACCGCATAAGCGTGAAGACCGACACTGTATATAAAGCAATGCTCCAGACCGACACAACACGTCTTCCCATACCAGTGGAGCGCAAGCTATCGACGTGGGAGCGCACGCAGATGCACGTCGGGCAGTTAACTATCGGCGCGGTGGTGCTTATTGTTCTGTCGCTGTTGTTGTGGCTGATACATCGCCGACGATGATGCTCCGCCGCGCATACCAAAATATTTTGGCTCTATACTTTGCAGTCTCAAATATTTTGCGTATATTTGCGGTATAACCAATTAAATCGTCTGCAATATGTTAGCAATACTTA